TCAGTTAAAACAGCACTACTATTACCAGTTCCATTATGAGAGAAGTGAGTGTGCGCTCCTTCTGCTCCTGTAGTAGCACTAAAGCTATGAGTGTGAGCTAAATTAGCTTGGTCAGCAGTACCACCAGTTTCTTCCACCGTATCAAAGTTAGCGTTACCACTATCTAAACCTACTAACACACGACCAGCAGCATAGGCTTCCCATGTGCCAAAGCCTAGTAAGGTAGCTGGGTTAGTAGCTACTGCTGCGTTACTGTAGATAGAGCCTACTGGATACACAGCAGCCATAGCAGCTTGTACGAAAGCAGTGGTGGATATTTGTGTACTGTCCGTACCAAAACTAGCTGTAGGTGCAGTTGGTGTGCCAGTTAGTGCAGCATTGTTTGTGTCTGCTTTAGAGTTTACAGCAGTTTGAATACTGTCAAACTCATCGTCAATCTCTGTACCTTTGACAATCTTGTTAGCGTTGCCAGTAGCCAGTGCATCTTTAGCTGCAAAGTCTGTGGTTTTAGAATAATTACTCATTAGATAATCCTGCCTTGTTTAGCGTAAACGTCTAGTTTTTGGACACTTAGTAATGCGCCATCAATTGTTGTTTCAATACCTAGCTGTACGATAGCGCCTGTACCTGCTACTGATTGGTCTAGTCTTTCTAGTGATATGCCTGACTTGTATTCAGCTACAGTTGCTGCGTTAGCTCCATACTCTGCTATCCCATATTCATGCACATCGTATTGACTTAAAGTAAATGGAAAGCTAAAGTAGCTAGTGGTGTAATCAAATCCACACTTTAAAGTAAAGGATTGTGTAGAGCTGCCAATAGCTGTTACAGCCGCACGTTTTAATAACTTGTTAATGTTAGGTTGGTCAAAGTCAAAGTGGTTAGTAAAGTAAGACATTAGATAACTACTACCGTTATCATTATATCCTTCGTACTCTGCAATACCATTAACTTGTGTTACGTACATTGTCTTAGCTGTAGCGTCATACACATAGTCAGTATGGTCTAGGTTATTCCAAGTAGTGCAACGTAGTGAAGCATCTTCTAATGTACCACGAGTATCAAAAATAAATATCTCTTTAGCTTCTGGTAAACTAATTAAGTAAAATGCTGCCTCTGGGAAGTAACAAGATTTAATTAGACTTGAATTGCTTTCTCTGTTTACAATATCCATGAATGTATCTCGTACATTCTTAGACAAGTCATTCATTGGCTGTGATTTCTCTTGGACAGTACGTCCTAGTGAACGCAAGCCAGTAGCCGATAAAAAGATAATGTCATCGCCTGTGCTTTGTATACTGTCTCTAGCAATACAACCTACGCCAGTGATTACTTCCACTAGCTGTAATGTATTTACGTCAAAGCTAGCTTGGAAGCTATCAGCATCAGCAAAGATAACAATATGGTTTTTACAAAATACAATTAACCTGCCATTATGCTCGCCTAAGCCAGTAATAATATCTTGGCCTTTAGGCAGTACACCAGTAATGTTTAATAGGCCAGCACTACCTGTGTTCCACTGTGCGCCATTTAGTAAGTTACTAAAGTATACTGTAGTTTTATTAGTTGTAGTATCAGCAGCCCATAGACGACCAAAGGCTGACATAACAATATCTGCTGCTGGCGCTGTACCAGTATAGTCAGCGTGTTGGTCTATGGACTTAAATTCGTTAGGCGTAGTCTCATTGGTGTAGTACAACGGCTTGTAGCCACGCTGAAAGAAGTACGCTCTGTCGTTTAACGTAGCACTAGACCAATTACCAGCAGTAATAGTGTCAGTAGTGGTTGGTGTACGTTCCGTTAATGTAGCTAAGCCTGTGTAAAACTTGTCAGCACTCCATGATACTAAAGTGTTAGTACCTACTACGTCTAGGAATGGGTGCATACCTTTTAGGTTAGTGCTAGTACCACCTGAGCTAGTACGATATAACCAACCTTTACGTGCGCCTAGTCTACCAAACTCATCAATGATGCAGTTGTTAGCTTCCAGTGCAAAGCTAGGGTCATTAGCTACACTACTCTCTTGAGTATTTAAACCTAAAAAAGCAGGAGCTACTAGTGATGCTGTTACTAAAGGTTTTGCCATTATGCTGTACTCACTAGGAATGGAGTTTCTTCTACAGTTATAATCAATGCACAATCATCATCATCTGCATCTGCTATTATTGTTTGTCCTGTCTCTAACATTATATATGAGCTATCAGATAGACCTACATTAGCTGCCTCACCTACAGTTAAGCTCCTACCCTTAAATATAGTAACTACACTACCATTATCTATATGTATATTTACAGTAGTAGAGCCGCTACCTACTGTGTGTGCTGCTTGTAGAAATACTACCTTAGCTCTAGTATTAGTAGGTGTGGTGTAATATACAGTAGATGTTTGTGCTACTTGAGGTACTAAGATAGTCCTAGCTTTCATAGAAAATAGTCTCGTCTGAATGCTTCGCTGCGTCTAAGGCTATTGCGTCTTGTAG